TAGAAACCGCCACAAAACTAATTGATAAGTATAAAGAAAAAATTAGAAAATACAGATCGTGTGGTTTAAAAAAAGAAGGTGAGTTTTCTTATGAAAATTTAGTTTTTAAATACCTAAGAAGAAGTGGATATATAGGTAAACTTAACGATTATAAAAATACTATGATAGATAAAAAATTATCTTTAGAACAAGAAAATTACGAGTAGTTTGCAAAATACAAAAAAACAATATATTTATATAAAAAAATGTTTTAGGATTAAACACCCTAATACTTAATGTACTAAACAATTAAAACAAATTAAAATGGCAGATTTAAGACCTTTAGGTAGTGAAAAATTACAAGGTATGGATAAAATTAGACGTATCATGGAAATTGCACGATATAATGAAGTACCTAAACAAGAGATTAATGAACTTTCTACCACAAATTATACTATAACTTTATCAGATGGTAAAACATATGGTATTGTAAAAGAAAAATTAGGTTATATAATTAAAAGCGGATTAAATGAATCTACTTTGGATTATACAGAATCTATGAAACATAGAAGACATTATAAATCTTATTCAGAAGCAATGAAAAGATTGAATATCATGGCCGGAGAAATTAATAGATCCACAGGTTATGAATATGGTATTCCTTTGATTGGTGAACAAGCTGAAGGAAAAAAAAAATTCGTATTAAAACAAAATAAACCAAAAACCACTGACGCCCCACCAGCTGATATGGGAGCAGGAGCCCCACCAGCCGATATGGGAGCAGGAGCACCACCATCTGATATGGGAGCAGGATCGCCACCTATGGACGATATGGGAGCAGGATCGCCACCTATGGACGACATGGGTGCAGGAGCACCACCAGCTGATATGGGTGCAGGAGCACCACCAGCCGATATGGGTGCAGGAGCACCACCAACAGACGCAGGAGCACCACCTATGGACGACATGGGAGCAGGATCACCACCATCAGATGATATGGGCGGAGAAGGAATGGAACCACCAATGGACGATATGGGCGAACCTGAAGATGGTGAAGAACCATCAGGACCTTCAGGATTAAAATCAATTCAAAAACTAACAGGAAGGTTAAGTCAAAAAATTAGATCTTTTGATAAAGACAAAGGTATGGATTCTCAAGATATTAAATATGTTGTAAATTCCATATTATCTGCGATAAATTTAGAAAATTTAGATGAGGATGATAGAGATGATATTATGGCAAAATTTGACGAGGTTGATGAATATGATATGGGTGATGAAGAAATTGATATGGAGGGAAGTGACGATTTAGGAATGGAAGAACCTGATATGGGTGGTGAAATGGATATGGGTGGTGAAATGACACCTCCTGATATGGGGACATCGCCAGCACCTGAGAAAACAGAAGGTTATTCTCACATTATGGATTCATTATTTGCTGAATCTAAAGTAGAAAAAGTTTTATCTAAATATTTTGATATCAAACCTGAAGAAAAACCAATTCTTGAGGAAAAAAGAAAAAAGGATTTTTTAAAGGAAAAATTAAAAAGAATTGAAGTTAAAAAAGAATTTATAAAACTTAGTGAAAGTCTTTCTCAATTAGAGTCAGCCAATGAATTTTATAAATCAAATAAAAATGCAAAATTTTTAGGTAAATCAAATAAAGAAAACTTAATTTTTGTTGTTGAAAACAAACAATATAAAGTAACACCAAGAGGAATAATTATATGATTTTAGTATATGTAAACGAATTAGGACCAAACTATAAAGGAGATAATATATATGAATTTATATTTTCAGACTTGGATGATGTTTGGGGTGAAGATTGGGATGCCGAACCAGCATCAGGAAAACCGTTACCGCCTAATTTTGATTACATAAAAAAAGTTGGGGTTTTAAAAAATTCAGAAATTGATTTAAACTTAATTCAAAACTCTGATTTTTTTGGTGTTTATGATGCAATTGACGGTGTCATATCTTTAGCTTGGGAAAGATCAGATAGTGATGAAATTTTAATACACAAAAGAAAAAGATTAGTTTTTCAATACGGAGATACCGTAGAAACAGTAGAAAATAAATTATACGAAAGAGACATCGTATTAAAATGGGAAAAAAACTTAGTTCAAGATGAAACATATTAATCCTAAAATAGCAATCCTTTTACATGAAGGATTTTCAATTTCAACTTTAGAAAAAATGTCTAACGACCAACTTAATTTACTTTATAGTAAAGTAGTAAAAGAACAAACAGTTCCCCCAAACAAAACAGAGACAGTAACTGCAACTAAAACAACCGTACCACAGGGTGGAAATGCGACAGTTGCAGCAGGTTCTAAAGTTGAGGTTCAGGGAAATAGCGCTATTATAACAACAACCGAAACCGAATTAGGTGAAGAAGAAAAGGTTGGTAAAAATAAAGAGGTTAAAGAAAAGGCAATGTCAAAAAAACAACAACAATTTTTTGGTATTGTAAGAGGAATGCAAAAAGGAGATACACCAAAAAAAGGTAAAGCCGGAAAAGTGGCTAAAGATATTGATCCTGAAGATGCCGAAGATTTTGCTAAAACAAAACATAAGGGATTACCGACAAGAAAAACAAACAAAAAATCAGATTCAAAAGAAGATGTTAAAAAATTAGAAGAAGGAATAATGAGATTGATTGAAAGTCATTTACCTCCACACACAACAAAAGGTGAATTATTATACGCAATCAGAAGAAACAAAAGATAATGAATGTCGTTAACAAAAGAACAAGCGTTATTAGAATATGCAAAATGTGTAAATGATACTCCTTACGCATTAAAAACATATCTACAAACATACGACAATACACAATCCAAATACGTACCGTTAGAATTATTTAATGATCAAGTTACCCTTGTAAAAGATTACGATACATGTGAAGAAAATATTGCATTAAAGTATCGTCAGGCGGGCGTGTCTACTGTGACTTCTGCATGGGCATCAAAAAGATTAGTTTTCGCTCGTAAAGAAAAACCTGAAAAAATCCTTATAATTGCCAACAAAATGGATACTGCCGTGGAAATGGCAAATAAAGTTCGTGCGTTTGTTGACCAATGGCCAAAATGGATGGGTGTTGGGTTTTCTTCTGAAAAAAACTCACAGAGACACTTTAAATTAACTAATGGTTGTGAGGTTAAGGCAGTTGCAACATCAAAAGATGCCTTACGTGGTTATACACCAACAATATTGATATTTGATGAGGCCGCGTACATCAATGCGGACGAGGACTTTTGGTCTGCTTGTATGGCGTCCCTTTCAACAGGAGGTAAAGTAATTGTAATATCAACACCAAACGGATTTGATCCAATTTATTATTCTATTTACAGTCAGGCAGTTAAAGGAATGAATGACTTTAGAATAACTGAAATGTATTGGTTTAGAGATCCAAGATACTCTAAAGATTTACGACTAATTAAATGTGATGATATTGTTCATTACATGTTAAATAGAGGTGATTATGTTGATACAGATATCACAATTGATTATGGTAATATAAAAGTTAGTGAAAGAAACTTTGAACAGATAAAACAAAAAATAGAAAACGAAGGGTATAAGGCTTATAGTTCTTGGTTTGAGGCTATGGCCAAAAAATTAAAGTTTGATAAGAGAAAGATTTCACAAGAGTTGGAATGTAATTTTTTAGGTTCGGGGGATAATGTTATACCTGCTGAAACTATGAAAAAAATTAAAGAAAAACATATTAAAGAACCCGAAAATAAATTTATGGGTGGTGCTCTTTGGCAATGGAAAGAACCTATTGTCGGCCACAGATATATTATGGGGGTTGACGTTTCAAGAGGAGATAGTGAAGATTTTACAACATTTACAATTATTGATTTTGATGAAAGAGAACAGGTTTTAGAATATTTAGGAAAAGTCCCACCTGATGTTGTAGCAGAAATTGCATATAAATGGGCAACCATGTATAATGCGTTTATTGTTACTGATATAACTGGAGGTATGGGTGTTGCAACATCAAGAAAATTACAGGAACTTGGGTATAAAAATTTATATGTGGATGGAGTTAATCCGGCTGATAAATGGAAATGGGATCCAAAATCACAAGATAAAATACCTGGAATTAATTTTAACTCAAAAAGAGTTCAAATAATCGCAGCTTTTGAGGAATCATTGAGACATGGTTTTGGTGTTAGATCACAAAGATTATTTAATGAGTTAAACACATTTGTTTATGTAAATGGAAGACCCGATCACCAAAAGGGACAACATGATGATTTAATCATGGCATTAGCTATGGCGATATATGTTGGGGAAAATTCTTTCGCCCAATTAGAAAAGGCAACCGAACACGCTAAAGCAATGTTGAATTCATGGTCCACAGAAAAAAAAGAATTTAGAGAATCCCACCAAAATTTTAATCCAGGCGTTCCTGTAAGTTACATGGATAGAATGAATATGGGTATGAGTAGAAGTTCCTTAACACAAAGTGATTACCAAAACTATTTATGGTTATTCGGAGGAAAAAGAGTTTAATTTATAAATTCTAAAACTATTTTTAAAATAAAAAACATATGGCACAAGAAAAATATACAGTTTGGCAGAGGTTGGGTAAGGTTTTTGGACCTAACGCAACTTTAGATCAACAGGCACCAGTATTTAAATTTGATAAAAAAGAATTATTAAAAACTACAGATAAAAAAGAATTTGAGATTGAAAAGTTACAAGCTCAACAATCATTATATATTGGGCAACAATGGCAAAAAGTTGAAAGTAACCTGTACCAACAAGCGGTCTATTACGAACCAACAAGAATGGCGTCGTACTATGATTACGAATCAATGGAATATACTCCTGAAATTTCAGCGGCTTTAGACATTTATGCGGAAGAATCAACAACGCCAGATCAAGACGGATTAATATTAAAAGTTTATTCTGAATCAAAAAGAATAAAACAAGTTTTAACGGATCTTTTTACAAACAAATTGGATATAAATACTAACTTACCTATGTGGACAAGAAATACATGTAAGTTTGGTGATAATTTTGTGTATCTAAAATTGGATCCCGAAAAAGGGATAGTTGGGTGTCAGCAATTACCAAATATTCAAATTGAAAGATTAGAAAAAGGTATGAGATTTCAACCAGACAAATATTCTCAAGAAATGGAGAACGATGCACTTAAATTTGTTTGGAAAGAAAAAAACATGGAATTTAACACTTGGGAAGTTGGTCATTTTAGAATTTTAGGTGACGATAGAAAACTTCCTTACGGTACATCTATGTTAGAAAAAGCAAGACGTATTTGGAAACAACTACTATTATGTGAAGACGCTATGTTAATTTATCGTGTATCAAGAGCACCCGAAAGAAGAGTATTTAAAGTGTTTGTTGGTAACATGGACGATAAAGATGTTGATGCATATGTACAAAAAGTGGCAAATAAATTCAAAAGAGATCAAATTGTAGATTCAAAAACAGGTAACGTTGATATGAGATACAAT